TGCTCGGCGAGCACGGGCACCGTAATCTGCTCGCCGTCGACCTCGACGGTGACCGGGCGGCAGCGCTCGGCGGGACGCCGGCGGAAGCTCAGGCGCTTCACTGCTTGCCCCCGGCCACATCGGCATCACGCGCAATGCGCTTCCAGTCCACGGATGGAACGTTCCGCGCGGTGGACTGGCGGGCGCGATCGAGGAAGTCTGCCAGTGTGATCGGCTCGTCCCATGCCGGGGCGTCCCGGTGCCGCCATCCGTCGGGATCGGCGATGTCCACGCCGTAGCGGGTGCACCACTCCTCGGGAGTGCGCTTTTCGGTCGCCTTCGCATCGTCGTCCAGCGCTGCGATGCGGTCGGCAAAGCGGGCATCCAGCGCCAGCATCGCCGGTACGGCGTCCAATCCGGCCTTCGCACGCTGGCATCGCGCCACCGCCCGCGTGTCCGCCTCGCGCTCGGCCAGTGCGGCGTTGAGCTGGGCATGTGCCTGATCCAGCTCAGTGCGAAGTTCGCAGACCTTCCTCGACTCGCCACAGGTGCACATGTCAAGCTCGGCCGGCATCCCCGCGACCTGAGCGGCGAGGGCGTCGCGCTCGGCCAGGACGGCGCGCAACATGCCAACGGTCAGGCAGTAGCGCCCCAGCCCCTCAATGACCGTGTCGTCGCTGTCCCCGCGGAAGTGGGTCAGGAACCTGGCGATGCCCTCGGCAGCCCCCTCGACCGCCCCGTCCTGCGCCTGCTCAGCCTCCACGCGCTCGTTCCACCACGTGATGGCCCAGTTGATCTGCGTGGCGGTGTAGCCGCCGGAAATGGTCGGGTTCGGCTCCAGCTCAGTGCCGGTCGCCGCCCCGTACTCGGCGATCGCCTGGTGATGCCAGGGCTGCGGCCGACCGCCGGCAAGGGCCAGCGGCATGCGCTGTGTACGCGGCCACGGCTGCTGCTCGCCGCCCGTCGCCTCGGCCGGCTGCTGCTCGTCCGGCCACGACATGGTGATCTGTGCGGTCCGGATCGCCTCGCGGATCGCTGAGCACCAGGCACCGTACTCGTGCTTCGACAGGTCGGCACCGACGCGAACGTAGACGTAGCTGCCGATGTCGTCGGCGTCGCGACCGCAGTAAAGAATGTGCTCCCGCGCGATCTCGTGCACGGTCTTCGGGTCGGGGGCGGTCATCGCGCGAAGTCCCTTGCCTTGATCTTCACCATGCGGCCGTCCTCGTGGTGCCAGACGATCCCCTCGCAGCCGTCCGCTTCGGCCAGCGCAAGCACGGCCTTCCGGATCCCGGGGAACGTCAGCTCCGGCACGTCAACGTGCACCGCGTAGGCATGCTCGACGAGCAGGTGCATGTCGCACCGCTCCGGGTTCCCGTTGACCTTCGGGCCGATCAGCTCGAACGTCCCGGTGTAGCCCTTGGGCGGTCCGCAGTTCTCGACAGCCTCGGCGTGGTACTTCGCGAACGCCGACTGCGCGATCGGCTCCCAGCCGACGGTCTTGCCGGTGGCACTGTCCGTCTCGACCGCAATGTAGTTCGGCGGCGGCGTCTTCCCGGGCTTCACCTCGCGCCGGGCCCACCAGGCGCCGTCTTCGTCGAGCATGACGCAGGTGCCGTCGAACTTCCGCGTTGCGACGCCTTCGCCGGCCAGAACCCATTCGCAACCGGGCGTGACAGACTCGGTGACGTAGCGACGGTCCGACTCGTCCCTGACGAACAGGGTGGGGATCTTCTTCATGGGCTCAACTCCAGTTGTTGTCGCGTGGTGCGCGGTTAGGTGGTGCTGGTGTCGGCGGCCAGGCAGCGGGGGCACCAGTCGCGGTAGTAGATCTCCCGCCACCCGCTTTGGCGGATCCAGGCGTCAAGCTCCGCGAGGGTGCGGAAACGGCGGTGGGGTTGCGCACCGCACTCATCGCAGGACAGGACAATCACGCGTCTAACGGCCATGTCACTCGACGACCTCGAATGTAACCGTCACCCTGAAGATGGTCTTGGGCGGGTCGCCCGGTGCCATCGCCTGAAACGCAACACGTTCGGCTTTCGCATCCGCGGCTCCGTAGAACAGCGGCGGCAGGTGAAAGATCCACGACGTCTTCGTCCGTGCGGGTGGTGAGAAGCCGGCGTTCTCCACGAGGTAGCCGACGAACGGCTTCGGGACCTTGGCGGGGGCGACTTTCTTGGCGGGCGTGGTCGCTTCGGCCTCGTCCAGCCTCAGCCGAACCGCCTTGGCCAGGTCCGGGGTTACGGCTTCGACCTGCTCGATGTCAGTCATGACCACCGGCCGCGGTTCGGTCGTCGTCGCTGTACGCGTACAGCCCGGACTGCGTGCCGTCGGTGATGACGGAACTTCGAATCCGCTGAAGAACTGCCGGACCTACAAGTCGCACGGCAAGGAGTTCCGCATCGGCCATCAAGGCGGCTTGAGTATGGCTCAGGTCAGCCTTCTTCAGGGCGTTCTCGGCAACCGAACCGAGGTAGTCACTGCCGTAAACTCCCGTATAGTTCGACGCCTTCGCCTTTGCCTGCTGCGCCTTCACCGTCGCACGCGAGCACGTCCGGCACCTTCGGTGCCCGGTCCTGGGGTCAATTTTCGTGTTTGCCTCATCGTAAGGATGCCCCTGAGGGCAGTGCGTCTTCGCTCCAACCCATCCAATTCCACGTCCAGTAAAGCCAGCACAAGCCCTGCATGCGCGGCCGCGTCCCCCGTTAACCAACTTCGTATTCTCAGGTGAGTACGGATGGCCTTGAGGGCAGTGCGTCTTGTCCCGATTTGGAAACCATCCACGGCGAATATTCTCGCCTATCGTAACTGGTTCCAAATGGTCGGGGTTAACGCACTTCCGGTTCCGGCAGAGATGGTCAAGCACCAGGTCATCTGGGATCGGGCCCACGAGGAGCAACCACAGCCAGCGATGCGCCCCCGTTTCCTTCCTCACGTCGCGATACGAAGTCGTAAATCGGCCGTAGCCAGCATCGCTAAGCAACCCCTGCCATTCCCAACAAATGCCAGTGGCGTCTACACGCACAAAAAAGCGGGAAATGTCACTGGCTTTAGCCTTGAAATCGGAGCGGTCGATAACGAGGTGGATGTGGCGGCGGGCGGTGTCGGGCTGGGTGGTCATGGTTCTCCGATCGAAAACGTCTGTGAGGGCTTCTGAGGGCCGCGCACGGCCCACGGCGTCTTCCGGGGCCTGCGCGGCGTTCTGGGGGCTGTGCGGGGCGCTGAGGGGTCGCGGTGAGGCACTCACGGCCGAACCGATGGGCGCGGGCGCGCATGGGGGCGGAGTGGCCCTGTGGGGTCCGTAGGGGCGCGCGAAGGTGTCGTTGCGGGTCCCAGGAGGTTCCGCCCCCTGGAAGGCTCTCTGCGGGGCGCTCAGGGCGTCGCTGGCGACGAGAGGCGTCACTGCCGACCCCCGAACACCGTGCCGATGAGGTCCGACACGTGCGCCAGCGCGTAGCCGAACGGCAGCGTCGCCACCGCGAAGAACCCGCACAGCAGCACCGCGGTACCGATGCCGCTGCGGATCCAGCCGGGGCTGCGGTCCCAGCCATGCTCCTGACGAGGCTCCCGGCGAAACGCGCGCTTCACGCCGCCACCCGTTCCGACCGGCGCACCGGCACCAGCCGCAGCGCCCCGCACGCCACACCCGCCGCCACTGCCTCCTCGCGGCCGGACACGCCCAGCACCACAAACAGCCGCCGCACCCGCGACTTCACCGAATCGGTACTCAAGTGCAGCTCGACGCCGATCTCCCGGTTGGACATGCCGCGGGCGATCCGCACCAGCACGTCGAACAGGCCCTCGTCGAAACCGGCCGGGACCTCACCGGTCACCGACACCGGCAGGTCGCCGCGCCGGATCGCGAGCCCGACAACCCCGGCACGGTCCCCGATGCCGTACTTCGCGGCGACACGGGCCATGTGGTTCTTCACCGTCAGCGGCAGCAGGCCGAGCTCCGCGGCGATCGCTGCGTTCGTCATGCCGCCCGCTACTAGCGCCACCACCTGCTTCTCGCGGTCGGTCAACGGCAGGCCGCGAAGTCCCTTCGGGGCGGTCATGCCGCGGCCCGCCCCTCGCCCATACGGGACCGGGTCCGAGCGGCACGGCGCTTCATGGCGCGCCGTTCGTCCTCGCTGGCATTTCCCCACACGCCGGCGTCCTGGCTGGTGTCCAGCGCCCACTGCAGGCACTGGTCGACGACGTCGCAACGGCGGCATACGGCCTTGGCGTCTTCGATTTGCAGCAACGCCGGCCCGGTGTTCCCGATCGGGAAGAAGAGCTCGGGGTCTTCGTTGCGGCAGGCTGCACGGTGGCGCCAGTCGGTGTTGGTGCTGGTCATGGTCGTCTCCTAGCTGCGGGGTTGATTGATCGTTTGCTTCTGTTCTGACCGTCAGGCGTTGTTGTCGCGCTGCGTCCGCACCCGTTCAACGTGCTTGGCCAGGTACGACCGGCAGTTCAGCAGCGCCTGCGGTGTGGCTTTCGCCAGCGGCATCGAGCCGATGAACACGCCGTCCGCGGTCTCGACCCGCTGGTGCGAGCCGCCGGGGATCACTTGCAGGCCAGCGCCCTCAAGGGCCTTGCGCAGGGCTTTGACGGTGGTGACGGGCATGGCGCGGACCTGCGCGCCGGTGGGTATCGCAGCCTCCTTCACGACTGCGCTCCAGCCCGGGAGTCGATGTCCTCGATCCATGCCACGCAGACCGCCGCGCTCTGTACCAGCTCGGTACGGAGCTTGACCGGGTCGTCTTCGGCCATGGCCTCGAAGACCTCCTCTAGCAGCACCGCGCGCCAGTCGGCGCCGCCGTGCTTGGCGAGGTACTCACAGCAGGCGCGGGCCTCGTCGGCCTTGTGCTGCATGACCGGTCCGCCGGTGCCGTCCTCGCGGTGCTGCTCGCCGAACTTGGCGATCTGCCGGACCCGCTCGGCCTGGACGTCACCGAGAACCGCAACGGTGCGGCAGTCGCAGTCGGCCACGCGCCGACCGCAGTCGGGGTGGTAGTCGCTGGGCGTGCACGTCTCGACCTCAAGCCCGTCGCCGTCGGGCTCGTAGTTGTCCCACCAGTACCGAACCCGGTAGGTGCCGACGGCGGGCGTGCCCTTCTCGCCGTCGAGTCCGAAGTGCCTGGCGTGGTACTCGGCGGAGCAGTCCTCGCCGTCCGGGTCGCAGTCCTTGGGGTGCTTCACGTCAAGGTGCAGGCCTGCCGTCGGCTCGTCGGTGACGGTGACGATGTGCCAGGGCTCGTAGTGGTTGTGCGGCCGGGTCGCCATCACGCACCCGCCGTCTCGTCAACCAGCTGAACCCACCAGCCGGTGAACACGCCGTCCTCGAACAGCACGTGGTGATTCGGCTGCTTGTCGTCCGTGCGCCACGAGTAGTCCGGCGGCGGGATGCCAGGCCCGGTGTCGCCGGATTCCCAGTCGATGATCGCGGCGTGCTTCGCGGCTTCCAGCGTGGTGAACGTGCGGTTGGAGTCCGCGGTCTCGTCGATGCTCGCGAAGAACCAGGCGGCGGTCGGCATGTCGTGCGACCAGAACGCCGGCTTGCCGTAGTGCAGCGCCACCGCGTAGCTCGGGTCCTGGAGCTCGACCGCCAGCGGCGACCCGGGGCCGAACCGGGCGTTGAACTCGGCCAGGTAGGCGCGGACCATCTCCTCGGTGAACGGCTTGCCGACGTCGTCGACAGCCGGGTCGGTGCCGTTGCCGGGGTAGTGCCGGTCGTGGGCGGTGATCTCGCCCATGCCGGGGAAGTACACGCACCACTCGGTGGTGCCGTAGTCCTCGGCGAACCAGGCAAGGTTCACCGGGTCGAGGATGACGGGGTCGCCGCCCGTGGTGTTGTTGCTGGTCATCGTTCGCGTCTCCTCGTTCGTTTCGGTCGGGTTGGTGCCGTACACGGCGGTCATGCGGGCACCGGGGCCTGCTCGGCGAGCGCGGCCCGGATCTCGGCCGCGGCCTGCTTCATCCGGTCGGCCTGTTTGTCCAGGGCTGCGAGCGTGTCGGCGATCTTTTCGGTGGCGCGGATCTCCGTCAGTGCGTTGCGAACCGCGGCAGCCCAGGCCTCTGGTGTGGCGTTGGTGCCGTAGTCCCAGTCGGCCAGGCGGAAGCCGGTCAGCTTCTCCAGCTGGTCCATCAGCTCAAGCCGCTCGCGGGTCTGCGGGTCATTGCGGAGCCCGGCCTCACGCTCGATCTTCGAAATCTCCATGCGGCGCTGCTCGTGAAGACGGCGGGACTGGCTCTCCAGCGCGTTGTTCTGCTGGGTCTCCATCGACACCAGCAACGCCGCAAGCAGCGCCGTAGACGGCTGAAGACTGCGGTGCTCCGGCTCGACCACCGTCTTGAACCGCCGGCCCCGACCGCCCGGAACCATCAGGCCCCAGCCGTTCGGCAACATCTCCGGCGGTGCAACGCCGATATCCGGCGCCACGATCCAGAACGTGTTCGAGTGCGGCCACCACGCCTCGGCCTTCGCCGGCGTGTCCAGCTCCCGCTTGAAGTCGGCGTGCGAGACCTTCAGCTCGTGGACGTCCACGGTGTAGCCGCGGGAAGCCCACATGCCGACGTGGATCGCATCGGCCCGGTTGCTGCGGTTCGGGGCGGTCACCTCGGTCAGGAGCACGCAGCCGGGGCGGGTGTTGCCGGGCTTGATGTAGTGATTGCGCAGGGCGTTGAGCAGGTCGACGGTGTTCACGCCTGGGCTCCGCAGCTGGCGGCACGGACCGTGGCAAGAAGCTCGGCGCGCTGCTGCGGGGTGTCGTCCCACCCGATACGGCCGAGGTACTGCCACGTCGGCGCCGCCCCGTCATCAAGCTCTTCGTCGTCGCCCCAGTCAGTGCGGGACACGTCGATGCCGTCGGCGCTGATGACGTACAGCCAGTCAACGAACGTGGCGTCGCTGTCCTGCGTGAACGAGGCGAACGCCTCGTGCCGGTCGCCGTGGCAGTAGCAGATGAAGCCTTCGCGGAACGGCTCGGCGTCACTCCAGCGGGTATCCGCAGCGGGGTCGTTGCCGAGCTGGGACCAGCCGCCAGGGTGCCGGTCGATGAGGAACGTCTGCATGGCGTTCACGTCGCGGTTGAACGGGCGCCGGTAAAGCTGCACCAGCAGGCCGGTGACGTAGGCGGGCGTTCCGGCGGAGTGGACTTGGCGGCCGGTGAAGCCGGCGCCGTCAGGGCGGGCAATTACGGACGGGAAGTACGACATGGGGTTCTCCTTCGGGGTTGGTGGCGGGCTAGAACGGAGCGTCCTCGGGCGAACCCCAGCCGCCCTGCCAGCTCTGGCCGGCAGCCTGTTGTCCGCCGCCCCACCCGCCCTGGCTCTGCTGGCCGCGGTTGGACTGCTGGCCGGTACCCTGCTGCTGGTTGCCGCCGGACTGGCCGCTGCGGGAAGTCTTGGTGACCTTCGCCGTCGCGTACTTCAGCGACGGGCCGATCTCCTCCACGTCCAGCTCCACGACGGTGCGCTTCTGGCCGTCCTTCTCGTAGGAGCGCTGCTTCAGCGCGCCCCTGGCGATGACACGGGTTCCCTGCGTAAGTGATTCGGCCGCATGCTCAGCGGCGTCCCGCCACAGCGAGCAGCGCAGGAACAGCGGGTCGCCGTCCTTCCACTCGTTCGCGTTCTTGTCGAACGTGCGCGGGGTGGAGGCAATGGTGAAGTTGGCGACGGCCGCGCCGGACGGGGTGAAGCGGAGTTCAGGATCGGCGGTGATGTTGCCGACGACGGTGATGATCGTTTCGCCACTCATGGGCGGGCCTTCCTGGTCATGGTTGGGTTGGGAATGGCTGGGGCGTTGCGGGCGCCCCGGTCGCTTTGTCAGCCGGGGTACGGGCTCTCCGAGGTGTTCACGGCGCGTCGCCGTTCAGCAGGCGAAAGTTCTTCGGCAGCGGCAGCACCCGGTCATACGGCTCCTGAAAACAGGCCGTCACCATGCCCGCGATGCCGTTGCGCTGCTTGGCGATGGTGATGTCAATCTCGCCTGCGCGAGTGTTGTCGCCGTGCGCATCAGGTCGGTGCGTCAGCAGCACCAGGTCGGCGTGCGCCAGGTACGAGTCGCGGTAGTCGAAGTCCTGAAGCGTCGGCTCCAGACCGATGGGCTTGTCGTCGCGCGTTACCAGCGGTACCGACACCACGACCGGGATACCTGCGCGTCCGGCCAGAGTCTTCAATGCAAACGACTGCATCTCAGCCCGGTGCTCCTGGTTCTCGACCCGCGCCCCATCCGTTAGCAGCAGGTGCGCGCCCTCAATGACCAACAGCCGCACGTGAGCCTGGGCAACGCGCTCGGCAATCTCGGCGATTGCGGGGTCGGCGCAGTTGAGGAACAGCGGCGCGGATCGCATCGCCTCGGACACGGCGGCGATACGGTCGGTCTCCCGCTCATCGAGGGTGCCCCTGGTGATGTGGATGTACGGCACGCCGGCCTGTGCGGCAACGAGGTGGTCCATCGTGATGGCTTCGCTGTGCCGGCAGCTGGTGAACAGCGTCGGGATGCCGCGGTTGATTGCGACGTTGCGTGCGACGTTGGCCGCGAGCGTGTCGGCACCCATGCCGTAGCGGCTGGCGATGACGACAAGGTGACCGCCGCGCAGGCCGCCATAGGCGAGCTGGTTGTCAAGGTCAGCCAGGCCAGTAGGGATAAGGTCGTTCATGGGGCTCCTTCAGTTGGTGTTGGATGCGGCCTTGATCCGGCCGTTCTCCTTCAGGAATGGCGGGCCATGTCGTCGAGGCGCGACACGTAGCCGCGGAACGCAAGCGGGATGGTGATGTCCTTGGGTCCGTTGCGATTCTTGGCGATGATCAGGTCGATCTCGCCGAGGCGTTTGCGGTCCTCGCCCTCCTCGGGCTCGGGATGGGTGAGGATCACGATGTCGGCATCGTTCTCAATGGACCCTGATTCGCGCAGGTCGCTCATCTGCGGCTTCTTGTTGGTACGTTGCTCGGCGCCGCGGTTGAGCTGGGCAAGAGCGATGATGCAGATGTCGAGCTCGATGGCCATAAGCTTCAGGCCGCGAGTGAACTCGCCGACCTCCAAATCCCGCCGCTCCGCCTTCTTGGTGGCGGTCATGAGCTGCAGGTAGTCCACGACCACAAGCTGCGGCTTCAGGGTGCGGCTCATCCAGCGAATCCGGGCGCGCAGGTGGCCGAGGCTGGTAGCGGAGTGGCAGTCGATGACCAGCGGGGATTCGCGGATCTCGTCGGCGACCTTGGCGATGTGTTCCCAGTCGTACTCGGTGAGGGTGCGGTTTTCGAGCCGGGTCATGGGCACGCCGGACCGTTGAGCGAGGGTGCGCTGCAGTACCTCGGTGCGGGGCATTTCCATCGAGGACACGAGGGCCGGGATGCCGTTGTCGATGGCGGCGTGTACGGCGACTTGCAGCCCGATGATGCTCTTGCCGCCGCCGGGCCGTCCGCCAACTACCACCAGCCGGCCGGGGCGCATGCTGACCTTCTCGTCGAGGTCGCGCCATTCGGTGGTGATGCGGCGGCCGTCGTCGGGCCGGGACAGGTCTTCGAGGTAGTCGTCGAAGTCGTCGCGGATCCACAGCGGCTCCTCGACCTTGGCGTGGGGGAGCGCGTTGTGAAGGTCGTCGATGATGCGGTCGATGTGTTCGAGTTCGAAAGTCGGGTGGCTGGTGATGCCGACTCCGCGGACGCAGGCAAGTTGCACGCGCCGACGGATGGCGTCTTCGCGAATTACCTCGGCATCGGCTTGCAGGTTGCCGATGGCGTGGGCGCCGACGTGGATTAGCTCCGGCAGGCGTTCGGCCAGGCGCGGCAGCGCAGCCATGCGGCCGGTTTTGGCCAGGTGGTTTCGGACTGCGATCTCGTCAACGGGCTTGCCGGAGCTTGCCAGTTCGGTTGCGGCAGCGAAGACGGCGGAGTGGATCAGGTCGTAGAAGTCGTCTTCGGTAAGGATCCCGATGACTGCGTCAACGTGCCGGGTGGAGAACATGACTCCACCGGCCACGGCTGCTTCGGCCTGGAGTACCGCAGGGTGCGGGCTGAGGTTGCCCGAGGTGGTGCCTGTGGTGTCGTCAGTGGTGGTCACCGCGGGTCCTTTCCTGTCTGGGCGAGGGGGCTGCAGTCGGGGCAGCGTTGGAACCCGTTGCCGGTGTCGATCAGGCGGGACGGCTCTTCGCACTTGCCGCACCAGTCGGGCATGGACGGGCCATTGGATTCGGACGGCCGTTCCGATCGATAGCGACTGGGCTGGGGCAGGCGAGAGTGAAGGAAGCCGCCGAGGCTTTGAATGGGGTTGGGCGGGTTGTCGGTCATGCGTGCCCGCAGTTCATCTGCGGGCCACCCAAGGGCCAGCAGTTGCGCTATCTCGGTGGCGAGCTTTTCGGCTGTTCGCCGTCCGGGGCGGAGATTGGCGGGCTCAAGCGCAGCAAGGAGTGCAACCGCTTCGGCTTCGTAGGCAATGTCCGCAGGGTTGCCCGCGGGAAGATCCGATCCACCGCCCGACCGTTGGCCGGGAACGGTTGTGTCCGGCGGCCGGGAGTCGTTCTGGTTGGTTGGTTTTAAACCTCTAACCTCTCCTGGCGTGACATCGCGTGACATTCGCGTTTTGTCACGTGACGTGTCCGGAGTGTTGTCACGTGACGCGTCACGTGATTTTTCATCCTCCCTCGCGGCAGCCTCGCGCTCCCGCTGAGCCCTCTTGCGGTCGCGATCCGACCTCCGACGTGCAGCGAGAGCGTCGAGCTCGGACTGCCAGTCTGCCCATCGCTTGATCTGGTAGCCGTCCTCAACCTCAACCCAGAGGCCAACTTTTACGAGCGTGGCCGCGCGCCGATTTGCGTTCGAAGGAGTGAGGCGTTTTACCAAATTTTTGCTCACCAGCCCGGCCGTCTCCTCCCTGGCGCAGTACGCCAGGGCGCGAACGAAGAGCAGCTCTGCCTGTTCGCCGGCGGCCACGATTTTCGGGTCGTCGGCGTAGTTGGCGGCGAGCTTGAACCACTCCATGTACGTGCTGCTCTCTGTGGTGGGCTAGCGGGTGGTGATGTTGGACGGCAAGGCAACAGATGGCTGCGGCACTTCGGGTTCCGCTTTGAATGCGCGGACCAGAGCGGCAAAGTCCTCGGGAAACATGCGGTAGCGGAGCGCTTCCACCGCCCGCTGCGGCCCCTCATCAAGGCGAAGTTCGATGGAGGCTGGCCGCCGGTTGTGGATCACGTTGTACAGAGGTCGTTCGCGACGGATTGCTTCGCGCTCGATGGGGGAGTTGCCTCCGCCGCTGTACGGGATGCACTCAATAGCTACGAAGGCTACGAGCCCCCACCACGCTGAGGATCTTTGGTGATCCACCCATCGCTGTGGCTTGCGGCTCCAGTTGGTGACGCCGATGTAGAGCAGTGCGCCCTCGGCGTTGAAGAAGCGGTACAGGATGCCGTTTTTCAGCGACTGATGGATGGGCATGTCGGCGGGCCGCTCAATGGGCGCGGGCGCCTTGATGGCGGATGGCATCCACTGTGCTCGCGGGCCGTGAGGCTCAAACGGGTAGAGCTGCAGGCCCGTCGCGTTGTTGTCGATCGGCATGTGACCATCGTACCGTAAATCTTGGAAACCTTGATAAGCTTGACTAGGAAACCTTGCAAAGATCGACTTGCAAGCTAGACCGTTTACACTGACCCCGTGACCACAGGAGCCAAAGTGACCACCGACACCATCAAGCCCGGCGACGTCTACAAGAGGCTGGGACCCATCAGCCGCGAGGCCACGGCCGCCCGTCCCGAACTGGACGAACTGCCCGTGGTCTTCGTGGAGAGCCGCAACGTCAAGACGCTCGCCCTGGTGCCGGCATGGCTGGCGGAGTGGGCGGTCGAGCACGCCGCCGAGGTGTTCGCCAGCGTGAAGGCCGACCGCGCCAAGGGAACCTGACCTCACGACCTACCCGCCGATCCGCGCGGCAGCATCACGACGTTGAATAGCTCGCCCTGCTCGATCGCCGGGCAGCGGTGCGTCTCGTGGCCGACCGGGTCAATCTGCTTGTTCCAGACCAGCGCGGCCTGAACCTCCGTGACGGTGCCGCCGCCCGGCAGGTACAGGCCAGCGCGGCTGGGTGCGAGGTCCAGGGTGCGACCGTCCTCGTGCTGGATAACAGGCAGGGCGCATGCCTTGCAGAACGTCCGGTTCATGCCGCGCCACCAAAGCGCTTGTCGATCTCCGCGGCCACGATGTGGCAGTGGCACCGCAGCGGCGCACACCAGCAAGCCAGGACCCGCCCGCGCAGCGCCTCAAGCTGCTGCTCCAGATCGGGCCGGCGCACCAGGTCGTCGCGGTACAGGTTCAGTGCGATGTCGCGTCCGTACTTGCTGACGCTGTATCGGTTGGCCAGCGGGTGGCCGTCGAGCAGCCGGCCGCGGCCCCACCACTGGCGGCGTCCGAGGTAGACGACCTGCGGGTTAAGTTCGGGGTCGAAGTCGGGGTGTCCGCGGCGTCCGCTCAGGTTGATGACGCTGGTGTGTTCAGCCACGACGAAACCCCCTGATCAGAGCGCGAATCGACAGGTTGTGCGTTTGTGAATCCGTCGAGGGGTTTTGGCGGTGGCGCCGTCCCGCACGGCCGTGCGCGACCCACGCGCTCCAGGCCATGAGCGCAGCGATGATGACGAAGCCGAGCGCGACGACGTAGTGCAGACCCGGCGAGGTCGTGACCGTGTCCGCTACGGCAAGTCCGGCGAATCCGAGTGCGATACCGGCTACGAGCTGGAGGGCTTTGATCCCGGCGAACTTGGCGGTGTGCTGGCTGGCGCGTTGCCAGCCGGGCCACTGGTGGAAGATCTGCGCGAGGTGCCTACGCATCGCACGTCACCCCCACCCGGTACGGCACGAGCCGCGTATCACCGGGCACGTACAGCGGATGCTTCGGCTGCCCGTTGGCGGTGGTGCCGAGGCAGTGCAGCCGAACGCCAGCATCGGCGAGCATCTCGGCGACGTGCTGCCCTCGGCCGTTACGTGTCCCGTGCGTGCCCCAGGCTGCAATGACGTTGGCGCGTCCGGCTGCTTGGGTCTGGATGAACTGGTCGCCGAGCGGTTCTATCGGGTCGTCGTGTGTCCACAGCGCTTTCGGCTTGGTGGACCGCAGTGAGTACAGGTTCACCACGACGAGTCCGGAGTATCCGGCGCGCTGCGAGAAGCTGCGGCAGCGGCGAATTGTTGGATCGTCTGCGAAGGCCGATGCGGTCGAGGGGTTGAGCATGACCCAGCAGATCGTCGGGCCGTGTCCCCATCTGCGGAACAGCGCGTACCGGTATGCGCCGTCGGGGCTGAACGTGGCCCGATCAACGCCGGCGGTGTGTTCGTGGCGGTCGGTGACGAACCCGGGGCTAGGCATGCTCGGGCCCCGTCTCTTCGAGCACCCCGTCGAGCATGTCCCGCAGTACTTTCGCGTTGCCGCGGTCGATGAGCAGGGTCGCGGCCCAGTTCCCGGCGTGGTCGTTGAGCGGGATGTCGATGGTGTCGCCGCTCATGCCGACGGACTCGCCCCAGGTGTACGTGCCGGTTTCGCTGAACTCGATGACCTGCTGTACGTCAAGCAGGCCTTCGCGGGACGGGTGCGGGTCCCATGCGATCTGGCCGTCGCGGACGACGACGGCGTGGGAGATGCCGCGCGGCGACGGTCCGATGGCGAGTCCGAAGTCCGGCAGCGTGTTGCCGTTCCACGCGCGGCGGTGGATCTGCCATCCGTGCTGGCCGGCGAACGCCGCGAGGGCGAGTGGCCATACGCGGGTGTCGTCCTGGCAGGTGAAGTGGGGGACTTGGGCCGGGTCGAGGTTGAGCAGGGATGCGACGGCGGCGCGGACGCAGTCTCCGGGTACGCCGGTTGGGTTGCCTGCGAGGAACGACTGGGTGACCTCGCGCAGGTCGGGGTGCTTGCGGAAAAGTGCAGGATCGTTGTCGGTTCGGCGTTGGTCGCGACCGTTGCCAACGTTAGGGGCCTGCTGAGCTGTGTTGTTCACGGCGTTCTCCAGAGGGAAGGAGAGCCGGGCGCGGGGTGATGGCCCGCACCTCGGCCGGGTCGGTCAGTCCTTGATGCGGTAGCCGTTGCCGTCGGGCTTCCACGTGCCGGCGGTGACGAGCTGGTCCACCAGCGCGGGCGTCCCGAACGCGTGGGCGATGTGCTCGGGCACGAAGTTCGGGTTGCTGGTGTCCGCAGCCCAGGCGCGGCAGCGGTCGTGGACGCCGGCCGTGCCGGCGGCGTGGCCCCCGATTGCGGGCTTCTTGTGCCGCGCCGTTGCCGGGCGCTTCTTTGCCGCGGCCGTCGGGGTGCTGTGGATGCCCTGCAGCTTGCGGCAGGTGATGACGCCGAGGCGGGTGGCAAGTGCGTCTTCGGCCGCGCCGATGATGGCGGATGCCTTGGCGAGCACCTCGTGTCCGGCGTCGGTGACGGCGATGGTGTGCCGCCGTCCGGTGCCGGGAATGCGGGTGGCCTCGATGAGGCCTTGCGCGGTGAGGTTGTGCAGCAGGATGGTGCCGGTCTGTGGGGTGATATGGCAGGCACGTGAGGCGTCAGCGCCGCTGCATCCGGGGTTGGTGGCGAGCGCAGTAAGGAACTCGACCTGCGGGACGGTCACGCCTAATGGGCGTAGTTGCCTGTCGAGGGTGTTGCTGACGTCGCGGGCTACGGATCGCAGGGCCTGGATGGTTCCGGCGGTGTCAGTCATGGCGTGCGGTCCTTTCGGTTGCGGGATGATGCGGTGGCCGGCCGGCCCGGGGTCGTTAAGGGATCCCGGGTTGGCCCGGTCAGAGCTGGTTGCCGATGCGGTTCCACGGCCGCCACTTCTCGCGCTGGTCGATTTGGTTTTGAAGCCGGGCGTTCTCGCGCTGAAGCCGGTCAATCTCCAGATCGCGTGTGTCGATGCCGGCTGCGAGTTCACGACAGCGCTGCTTGTCGCGCCGCGACTCTGCGACGGCGTCCTCGAGTTCTGCTTCGGCGGCTTCGGCTCGGGCGGTCTGTGTTGTGGCGCAGGCCTTGTAGATGTCGGCGAGCGCTCCGGTCCGGTGGAGGTCGTCGGCGAGCCTGCGCACGGTGGCGGTGAGTCCGGCGACTTGTTCCTCCAGCGTCGGCTCGATGACGGCGGTGAAGGTGGGCATGGGAGCGGTCACAGAAGTTCTCCGGTGGGGACGTTCGCGATGAACCGGCCGTCGAGGGTTGCGGTGTGCACGTCCACTTCGAAAGCGAACGGCATGGTTCGCGGCATGGCGGGCTCGCAGTCGGACGGCGCCTCGACGGCTTCGGCTGCGGATTCCGCAGCGAGGCAAGCGGCATGGTCGGTGCACCAGTGGCGGCCGGCGAATGTGATACCGCCGGGCTGGTAGGCGGCGCAGGCCAGGCCCTCGGCGAGGGCGTTGAAGACCTCGGCAGCCTTCCCGGGCTTGCTGCCACCGAACTGGAGCACGTCGCCGCGTTCGGCCACCGTCGCACCGCACCGTTTGGCCCGCGCGATCCGCTGTTCGTCGGTGATGTCGCGGATCTCGTCGATCCACAGCGGCACCGCGAAGGCGAGCGACTCCAGGAGCGTGATCTGCCGTGGGTCGTCGGCGATGCTCAGGCCTTCGGCGTTGGCGAGCCGGCGGGAGGGCAGGAAGTGCGGCTCGGCCGTCATGGGGTTTTCTCCAATCCGACAGCGTCGGCAACGGATTGGCGTTGCTGTCGCTTCTTCGCGGCGTAGGCTGCACGCTCGGCCAGTTCCTTAGGGTCCGTGGCGGTGCGGGTGTGGACGCGCTTGTCCATGCGACGCTTCGGAGGGGTCTCGCCTTCGAACCACAGCGCGTCGAATGCTTTGCGGGAGCGGCCGATCAGTGCCTGGAACGTGTCGGGCTTAATGTTTAGGGCCACGGCAGCGGCGGCGTAGTCGCCAGTTGCGGCCAGCGCCCCGAACGCCTCGCCTTGGCGTCCGGTGAGGGCGCTGAGAACCTGGGCAACGGCTACGCGCTCGACCACAGTGGTTTCGGGCGACGGCGCCGGGTGGGAGTGCCAGCCCCAGTAGCGGCCGAAGTTGGTGCCGTCGTTGGTGCCGTCGCGCCGCGCCCCGTGCATCTGCATGGCGCTGCGGACGTCGTCGGCGAGGGCGCGTCGGCCGGCTTCCATCAGTTCGATTCGGCTCGGTGCCTCGGCGGTGTAGAGGTGTTCGACGATGCCGTGCCACGCGGTGGCGTGCTGGTCGTCGCGGTCGCCTGCGGGCCACCAGTTGCGGCCGTTGCGGACGACGCGCTTGGCCAGGTCGTCAAGGTCGGTCAGGGTGTAGCCGTGGCGCAGTGTTGTGGCGTCGCTGGGGGCGGGGGTCGAGTCGACGTCGTGGTGGATGGCCTTCTCGGTGGCGGCTGCTTGGTCGGTCTCGACGGTGGCGATCTTCCATCCGCGCACCTGGGCGGTGGAGGGCGTGTGTCGTCTCATGACTTCGCCTTGGGCTTGTGGGCGCGCCGCCACTGGGCTTTCGGGGTGAGCGGGTCGATAAGGCCGAGGTGCTCTAGGAGGTCGCGGGCATCCGCGGCGCCGTGTGCGCGGGCCGCGACAGCACGCATCGCCGGCATGCGGAGTTCCGGCGGCACCTTGGCGGTGGTGGGGTAGATGTCGGGGATGTTTGCGCCGACGGTCCGCTTCTTGTCGGCGCCGTCGCCGGGCAGCAGGTTCTCGGTGAGGCTCATGCGGCCAGCGCCTGACGGTCACGGGCGCGCTTGGCGACACGCTCGCGGGCCTTGTCGAGGGTGTTGCGGGACACCCCGAGGCGTTCCGCGGCCAGGTTCCAGCCGACGTTGCTGGTTTCCCGGATCTCCTCGGCGTCAGCGACGAGGTCTTCGGAGCGGCGGACGCCGTACCACCGCATCGGCGCCGCCCCGGGGTCGTCGATGTCGTCGCACCATGCGCCGGCCTGGGCCCACCGGCGCTTGCGGGCCAGTGCCCGTGCGCGTCGCGCCGTTTCCGGGTCGATGCCGTTGCCTTCGGCCGGGATGCCGGACCACGACGTAAAGAGGTCTGTGACGGCTTGAGCGTGCCGGGCGTCGATGCGCGCGCAGCACAGCCACGTGCGGATCTTTTGGGGCGTTTCGCCGATGGCGCTGGCGATGTGGTCCGCGTCGTAGCCGTCGTGGTGCAGGGCCTGGATGCGGCGCCGGGTTCCGGTGGCGTCGGTTTTGGCGTCTGCGGCGTGGAGCGGTCGCGACGGTCGGGCCTCGACCGCGAGGATCCTGTTTGCGACGTCCGTTTCGATGGTCGTGGGGTTGCGGTACAGGATGCGGTGGACTTGTGAGCGCGGGACTTCGGCGAGGTCCGCGACGGCACGCCAGCTGGTGCCGGCGGCCATGAGGTCGCGGATGTGACGGCGGACGAGTGCCGGGTCTGCGGTGTCATGTGCCGGCGTCGATTCGATGAGGACGGCGGTCACAGTGAACGCTCCAGGTCCTCGCCGGTGATGGCCTCGACAAGTGCCGAGTACAAGACTTCGGCGACCGGGGCCGTGACGGCATTGCCCAGGCCCCGGACGATCTGGCGCTTCGACCCGAAAGGGATGCGGTAGTCGTTGTCGAACGACATCGCCCGCTGAATCTCGTGAGGCTCGAGCATCCGGAAGTCGACGTCGCTGATCCCGGCGTCGGCCATGCGCGCCGCGGCGGCATCACCGAGCGCCTCCAGGCGCAACTGCTCGCGGGACTTCGGCTCACCCTTCTTCCGCTTCGGCAGAGCGGCGATCAGGTCGCTGATGCGGTCGATCTCGTCAACTTCGCGCCGCACGATCTCGGGGTCGATGTTGAACGTGGCGGAGGTGGCGCGTCCGTACCGGTCCCGGGTGGACAAGGTGCCGATCGGCTGGGCGGGCGTGGAGGCAGTGCCGTTGCCGTAGTACGGGACGAGCATGTCGACGGACTTCGACACGATGCCGTGGTGGTTGCCCGACGCGCAGACGGTCGTCAGGGCGTGGTCCGCGGTGGCGGGAGCTTTCGCAGACCCGCCGCCCCGCAGCGTGACGACCACCGGCGGCACTGTGGCCAGGCCGGTCTCGTTGCGGCAGGTCTGGGTGCGCGCCGGATCGGAGACGGGCTGGGCGTCCTTGCCGGGCCGCCCCTCGACGGGCACCAGCATCGGCGGGACCGCGACACCGTCGGTTTCGCGGGTGGTCCGTGTCGGCATCGGCTCGGTAACCGGGGTCGGTTCCTGTCGCCAGGTGCCGCCGGCCGGGGCCAGGTACGGCACGGCGGGGCTCAGCGGCTGGGCAAACCTCAGGACGCCGGTGCCGATGCGGGCCATGGTGCGGAAGGCGAGAGGCTCTTTGCGGTCGCCGATGCGCTGGGACTTCAGCGACCAGTCGATGGCGGCGTGCGCCCCGAGCGTCTCGGGCTCGACGACCTGTCCGCGGCAGCGCGTATCGGGGCAGCGGTAGACGTACTGCGCCCGGTATCGGCCCATGTCCTTGGTGGGGTCCTTGAACCGCTGCACGGCCTTCACGGGGCGGTCGCAGCGCGGGCACCAGGCGGTGGGGCGCAGCCATTTGTCGAAGTCGGGGTCGCGGCCGAGCGCTTCCAGCCAGTAGGCGACGTAGAGGCGGTCGCGGGACTGGGGCGCACGCAGTGTCCTGACGGGCTCGGCGTGCATGGAGTTGAAGGCGATGACGCGGGTCTTGTAGCCGAGCTTATGGAACTCGCCGAGCCAGCGGCGCCACTGGTCCCAGCGGCGGCACTCGATGACGTTTTCGACGACGCCGACCAGGACCGGCTGTCCGGAGATCCACATGGCGTTGAGGTAGCGGTGGACCTCGTCCATGAGGAGCCGGGAACGCACCGTCTCCTCGTCGTCGCCGCCGGGCATCCCGGGCAGCGCTTCCTGGTTGGACTTGTCGAAGTCGCGGACGACGCCGGCCGCGTTGGTCCACTTCGGGCACGCGGGGGAGGCGGCGAAGATGGCGCAGGGCTGGAACTTGGTGACGTCGTGCCGCTGGACGTCGCCTTCGTAGTGTTCGACGTCGGGGAAGTTCTCCCGGCTGACTCTCAGGACGTAAGGGTCGTGGTTGGCGGCGAAGCGCCCATAAGTTCCGGGGACTTTGAGGATGCCCTGGAAGTCACCGGAGAAGCCGGTGAACTCGGAGAACACGCCGAGGCCGTCGGTGTCGCGGCTGATGCCGAGGGTGTTTACGTTGCTCATGCGGCACCGTCCATGGGTGTGATACGCAGCGCGATCTGGTTGTGCCGAACCGGTGCGCCGAGCACCACTTCCACCTTGATCAGGTGCTTGCCGTTGTCGTCAGGAAGCACCCCGGCGTCCACGACGCCGTCGATAGCCGCCTTGAACGACGGATACCAGTTGTGAGCGTCTCGGCGGCGCTTGTCGTGCGGGTGCAGGACGGCCTCGATGGTGGCGCGGTTGAGCGGCGGGATCTGCACGTCGAGGGCTGATTTCTCGGCGGCTTCTCGCAGGGCCTTGGTGATGCGAGCCCGGGTGCGCCAGTGAGTACGGTCGTTGGCGTTGAGGAGCTTCAAGCCGGCAGGCAGCGTCACCACGTAGGTGGTGGTCTCGGTGGCGTCGGTGGTCATGCCGCACCGCCCCGCACGAGGAACGAGCCCTGCGGCAGTCCGCGGTCGGTGAGCTTGGAGATGGTCCGCAGGACCGCCGTGGGTGTCTTGCAGTCGATGGTGCGGATGTTCGGGGAGAACCGGCGCCCGGTGGTGCGCAGGTATTTCTCCAGTCGCTCCCGGTCTGTCTGGTCGACGCTGGCAAGGTGGTTGGTGTCGACGATGATCGTGTACTTGGGTCTCATTGCGGGACTCCTCCGAGGTACATGGCGTGCGCATGGGCCCCGAGGTGCCGCAGAAGCGCAGCGATCTGCTTGGCTGTGGCAACCTGGCCGCATTCGATGAGGGCCCGACCGTCGGCGAACCTGTGGGCGCCGTGACGGTCGAGGAGCCGGTCGAGGGTTTCGCGACGGTGCGGGGCCATGGCGCGGGCGACGTGGACGTTCACGCACGGGGTGATCACAGTGCTGCCACCGCCTCCCGCACGGCGCTACCCAGCTGCTCCCGGACCGCGTCCAGCACGACCCCCAACGACCCGCCGGCGCCGGCAGCGATCGGATCCGCGCGCCCGTCGGTCACGTAGGCGACCAGGCGGTCGCCGACGACATCCACGACCAGGCGCCAGGCTCCGTCGGCGCGCAGCAGGGCGATGCCGAGCAGGTCTGCCGAGTCGTCGGCGGGCGTGGCGTCGGGGACGTGCGGGCGTTCGGATCCGGGGCAGCGGGGCCAGGTGCGGGCGTCGTCGAGAATCGCCAGAACCTCGGCGGACGTCAGCGGTGGATCGGCGAGGGTGGTGGTCTTGTTCGTCACCGGCGTCGGCCCTTCACGAGGGCCATGAGCGGGCAGGCGGGGAGCTCGTCGTCGCAGTCGGCGTCAGCGAGATCGGCGCACACGATGCAAGATGGCGAGGTGCCGCGGTCCATCCATTCGCCGGCCACTTCGGTGCCGCACAGCGCAACGTCGCCGGGGTCGTCGTCGCGGCAGCAGGTCACGTGGATCAGATCGGGCGGCAGGGTGCGGCCGGGAACCCGGACCGGCAGCTGCTCGGTTGTTGGGGCGGTCACTTCGCACCCGCCCGGATTTCAGTGCGCGGAAACTGCCGCACCCGAAGCTCCGCCGGCCATTCGTCCGGGTCGCCGCCCTTGCGGCTCGCAGCCTTCACGGTCCGGCTCCACGCCGTACCGAGCTGCTTCATAAAAGCCGGAACGCCGGCCGCCTCGCACTGCCCGAGCAGCGTCCGCACCCAGTCCAGCTCCGTCGTCCTGGGCTTGGCGCCGCTCTCACCGCCGCAAATGACCCAGTGAAGCCCGCCGGCCGGACCGACCCGCCCGTTCAGGGCGGCGAACATCTCCGGGATCCAGTCCCCGATGACCTCGCCGTACTCGACGCCGAGCCAGCGCGACAGGTCCACGGGACCCAAAAGCGGCTCGCACGACAGGAAGCGCGTCCGCGCCGGCGCGGCGAGCAGATGCGGGATGCGGGTCTCGGCCCACCTCTGGTTTTCGACACTGGTCCCGAGCCACACGCTCTCCGGCCAGTCCGTACCCCAGGGCGCCATCGCGGCGACATTCTCGGGACGCTTGGTCAGCAGTTGCCAGTGCAGCCACGGCGTGTTCTCGATCAGGTCCCACAGCCGCTTGCGCGGCTCGACAACGTCCGGGTGGTCCTCGAACACGTCGGCCATGGACGCGCAGAACACGCGCTTCGGGGTGCCGTCACGCTCGGCGTCGCGGTTCCACTTCAGCGGCTGCTTCCAGTGGGTGTCGGACATCATCCGGCGCGGGCCTTTGCGGCGCCACAGCTGGTCGTGGCCGTACCGCGTGGCGAGGGTGTCGGCGTAGCGGGATCTGCATGCGGGGGAGACCCGCGCGCAGCCCCACCACGGGTTAAATGTAAAATCCGTCCATTCGATCTTTGAGATGCTCATGACTGCCTCCGGTTGGAGTTGGAGGTGCTTGTGGTGTGGCGCCGGATCCGGCGCCCGGGGAACCGCCTGGGCCGGCGGTGAAGCTCACGTGTGGGCAGCTGCGACACGCCCGGCAACTGCTCGGCGTCCGCAGGGTCGTCGGTGCTGAACGAGCCGCACAGCTCTGCGTACTCGCGGTCCAGCGCGTCACGCCGGACGTACCGACCGATCCACACCGCGCCGTTCACGGTCAGCCGGTGCAGCAGCCACAGCGACACCGGCACGGCGACGAGGCAGGCGACGTCCGCGACGAACGCCGGCAGGTCCTCGACGACCGCCAGGACGATGCGGGCGATGACCGCGGCCATGCGGTGCGGGAACGAGGGGGTCACGAGGCCTCCTCGAAGTCGAGGACCGGCTGCGACAGGCGCTTGGCCGCAGCCTCGGCGTACTTCTCGTCGCCTTCGATACCGATCGCGCGGCGGCCGGACTGGCGGGCGGAATCGAGCGTGGATCCGGAGCCGGCGAACAAGTCCAGGACCAGACCGCCGGGCGGACAGGCGTACCTAATGCACGGATCCAAAATGCCGAGCGGCTTCTGGGTCGGGTGGATAGCGCGGCCATGCATCGAGCGGACGTATTGGACCGAGCGCATCAGGCGCGGGCCGCCGTCCTCGCTGGTGTAACTGCCGCGCTCGATGTCACCCATGTGTGTCGGGCGCTGCTTACGGCGCACCGCACGAGCCACGGCATCCGGAGTGGTCGGAACGTCCCGGTGTTGGTCAGCCCAGTTGCCGCGATACCAGTGCGTTACGGACTCGTGTACGCGCTTGAACCGGTCGGCATGGAACCCGGACCCGTTGTGCTTTTCCCACACGATGTCCTGCGAGAACTTCCAGCCAGCCTCGGTGAACTCGTGACCGTGCTCCAGAAACATCCGCATCGAACCGAAGCACCACATTGAGGTGGCAGCCGTGGCGGCGAGCGTCGGCCAGCCGTCGACCCAGCGGTCCCACTTCAGCGAGGTCTCGCCGTAGGGGCAGTCGGTGACGATGGCGTCGACAGTGAGATCGAGCTCGGGTAGCACCTCGCGGCAGTCGCCGAGATACAGGGAACAGGTGTCGTCCTCGAAGTAGGGCTTCATGCCGCAGCCGCCTTCCGCTGCGCTTCCACGCCCACCCACACCGACACCGCAGACCCGCCGGACTCCGGCCGGTGCGACGTGTCGAACAGCCGCAGGCCGAACGCCATCGCGTGCTCGACGACGCCCTCGTGGTGCAGCTGCGCCATGAGGATCCCGGGCCACTTGTCGCTGCGCGGGTTGCGGATCCGCAGCGGCGCGTCCCGGATGCAGTCGAACGCGGTGAACCGGCCCGGCTCGGCGGCACGGAGGATGAAGTACGGCGCGGCCTCGGCGCGCCAGTCGGCGAACGACTCGTAGCGGTCGGCGGCGACGTCATCCGGGTTGGCAACGGAGCCTTCCGGCAGGTCGCTGCGGTCTATGAGTGCCTGTTGACCTGGCATTTCAACGGTTTTAGACATGCTTGGGGCAACTCTCAGAGCGGGTGCGTGAAGTTTGGGTGACCGGCAGACGCCCCTGGATAGGAGGATCGGGGCGGGACGTCTGCCGGCCGGTGGTTCAATCCGCCGGGGGGAGTGCGGACTGAACCGGCTTAAGGCGCCGGACTACTCCGGCCGCGTATCCCGAGGCGGGATCTCTTTCAGGTCCTCGTCGTCGAGCGGGCGCCACGGCTCGGGCACGAAAGGCTTGACGTAGTCCCGGCCCGGGATCGCCTGTGACAGGTCCTCCTGGAGCTGCTGGTTCTCGCGCCGCATCATCACCAGGTTTCCGACGAGGAAGACGATGCCGAGGAGAAGGAAGCCGATGATGATGTAGGCGATCACGAGGTCACCGCCACGGAATTCTGCGACTTCGTTTGGCGCCGCTCGGACTCGCATTGCGGGCAGTAGCGCTTCCCGCGCCGCGAGAGATCGAATGGATGACCCTTGGCGCATTCGGTCCGCCTGGCGTTGTAGCTCGTTGGTGACGACCCACGCAGGTTGTTGACCTTTCGGGTCACGGGCTCAAGGTGGTCCGGGTTGACACACGCTCGATTTCGGCACAGGTGGTCGAGTTCAAGTCCGCGTGGTATCGGCCCAACAAGAAGCTCGTAGGCAACCCGATGGGCCTTCTCCCAGCGCCCGGCCCGATAGAAGTGGCCGTACCCCTTGGGGTTCTTGTAGGCCGTCCACTCCCAACAAATTCCTGACGCGTCCACCTTTGACCACAGTCGATCCGCAACCGACAGGGGCTCGCGAAGGGGGTCACCGTGGAGTAGCCAGCGCTTGTAGTGCTTGTCGCACCAACCGCGGGTTCTGCCGCTGCCGTTGCATTCAGGAATTGAGCAAGGTCGTTTGATTTGGGCGTTCATGACTGAGCCACCCATTCGCGAACCGGCCACGAACCGTCGTAGTCGCCATCGGTCTTGCCCTGGCGCCGGTGATACGCCTCCAGCCCGGCCATCTGCTCCGCGCGCCAGCCAACCTGCCACCGGTGCAAACTCTCGAGGCTCGCCTCTCCGACCTGCGGATACCTGACGGCGATCTCCTGCGCCAGCCGCACCGCACCTAACGCGTCCGCCGCCGCGTCGTGCGCGTTTGCCAGGCTAATTCCGTAGAACTCACACGTCGCGCCCAGAGTCCGGCTGCCCCGGCGGTACTTATCGGCCGCCTTGTCGATCACGTGCGGGTCAATCACCGGCGACGGGACCCGGCCCAGCCGGTCCGACAGCGTCGGGACTCCGACGCGACGACATTCCCGGTCCAGGATCGTGAAGTCGAAGCTGGCGTTGAACGCGACCACCGGAGTTCCGGTGATGAAAATGGTCTCCAGGTGCGTAGCGATCTCCTCGATCGCCAGTTCCCGCTCGGCACCGTTTTCGTTGGCGTGGTCCGTAGAAATTCCGTGGACCTTGAACGCACCCTCGGCAATCGCACGTTCCGTCTGCAACAGCCACGGCCGGCTGTCGATCTGTCTGTCGCCGTCGACCGTGAGGATGGTTGCGGTGATGATCCGCGCGTCCTCTGGATCGGCAGAGTCCGTCTCGAGGTCGTAGCCGGCTAGTCGCTGTGCCCAACTCATCGCGCACCGTCCTTTAGCCACGCCAGGAAGTCCCGCAGCGCCTGAACCGAAGCCGACGTGGGCAGCTCGCCGTTGTTGCGGCCAGCGAACGCCTTCTGGAGATCGTCGTTCCCCCAGCCGTCCGGAGCGTTCTCCACAATTTGGAACCACACCTCGTCCGACTCGTCGAAGTCCTCGCCGACGATCTCCGCTTCCTCTGGTTCCGAATCCGCCGGGGCGTTCCCGACCGACTCCGGCGCCGGTACCAAGTCCGCCGACCGCGCGGCCATCAGAGACTCGAGCTCCGGGTCCATGTCGCCGGCATTCTTGGCCTGCCGCCACAACTCCCGGACCGCATCCACGGTCTCGGCCTGCTCCAGCAGCGCCTTGTAGTTCGTGGACTTGCTGCCAGCGGTCAATGCTGCGCGCTGCGGCTGAGTTACCGCCGCCGGGCCGGCCACGGACACCCCGCCGGACATCAGAGCCCGCGGCGTCGCCTCCATGTGGATGAACGGCTCCACCCACTCCTTGCGGCCCTCACCCGGGCGCTTCACCGACCGCTTCTCCAGCCCCAGCACCGCCGGCAGGTACACGCCCTGCTGCGCCGCCTGCGACAGGAACTGCGCCAACTTCGGCAGCTTCGACGCCGCGTGGTAGCCGTGGGACTCCAGGCGCCACACGCCCACACCCTCCACGTCAGCCAGGACCACGTTCAGCCGAGTCGTCGGCTTGCACGCCTTGCCGAACGCGGCAGCCTGCGACCGGTCGATCGGATCCGACGGGCACACGCAAGGAGAGTCCTTCAGCACGTTGATACGGCCGTCACAGCGACGCTGACAGCCGCCGCCGGACCACAACTCGTACCACTGGTTGATCGGCTCCGGCGGCAGCAGAATCGGCACCCGGTCGGCGGTGGTGTACACCTCGAACTCGGACTTGCCGTCGTTGTTCCACGGCGCGGCGGTGCCGCCGTACAGCTTTGCGATCGCCTCGATCAGCGACCGGTCCGCCGAGGTGAAGCGGAACTTCTCCAGCTTCACCGGACGCTTTCCGCCGTCAGCCTTCGCGCCGATACGGATCCGGCCCAGCTCGCGGTCACGCTGTGCGATGTCAAGAATCGGCATCTCATTCCCCCCTCGTGGGCAGGTTCAGGGCCGAGCCCACCACCTGCTTTGACAGGCCCCGCGTCCAGCCGCGATCAAGCCGGACCAGGGCCAAGAACTGTTCGAACGTGGGCGCGCCGATCTCCATCGGGATCAGCCGGTAGCCCTCCGGGCGTAGGTGCAGCACCACGCCGCGGTCCGCGACCGGCGGCATCACGACACGGCGGCCGGCCCGGGTCTGTGCGAACTCGGCGTGCGCGTAGGCCGACATCTGCAGTGCGGCCTCCGGGTATACGCCCTTGACGTCCAACTCGCCGCCGGTTTTTGTGTCCTCGGCGATGTCCAGGTCCGGGTTCACGCCCAGCTCCTCGGCGATCAGGACGCTGCGCAGTAGCGTGTCGAGGGTTCCGCCGTAGCCATGGGTGGCGTTCGCGACGATCATCTCGGAGGCGGTGAACTCCACCTTCCACTCACGCACGAAGTCGTCAAAGCACCGCAGGTACGGCAGGAACTCGGGGTTCTCTGCGACTTCCGGGGCCAGTGGCGTCCCGAGGATCCGCGCCTCGATCAGCGAGTGGATTGCGCTGCCGATGTCGCCGCGCTCGTTCTTCTTCCGCTCGTGCGCCTTCTTCAGCCATTCGTAGGCGTCGATTCGCTCATCGGCGTTCCTCGATGACTTCACCAGGTACGGCAGGTTGTCCATGGCGCACCGGGCCACCATGTTTCCGGCCCAGTGCTGCAGGTGCTTGGCGACATTGCGGTCCAGGATCGTCGTGACCGACGTGTACTTGGCGCCGGTTCCGATGTCCTTGTAGTAGCCCTTGGTGCGGACCCGTACCAGCTGGGCGGCGCCGGGGATTACCGTTGTGGTCGCGTCCTCGTGCAGGGTGGCGGTCATTCGCCACCACCGATCGCCCATGGCAGCCCGGCAGCCTCACGCCCGCGCCCG